TTTGTGACCCTGGCGGCGATCAAAGTATTTAATCCGCAGATCACAACGGCGATTTTAGATGAGCAAGCCGCACGGCTGGCGACCCTGGGAGTGTTTGCGCTGGGTTACCTGACACAGATCATCGGGAGCAAGCAGATCTACAAACTGATCCGCGGGCTGCCGATCATTGGCAAGACTTTCTCGGGGTGATCGATATGGCCGACATCCCAGCGCGCGTTGATGAGTTGGAGGGCCAGGTGGCAGTCCATCACCAGGTCCTCTTCGGCCCGAAGGACTGCCCGGACCAGGGGATTGTCAAGCAGTTCAGTGAGATCCGCGACCTGGTTACCCGGCAGACGGTCTACAACAAAATCATGACGTTTCTAGCCAGCGCGGTGGCGCTGGCGGTGATCACCTATGTGATGTCGTTGGTGCTCAAGTAGGGCAGGTGTGATATGGCGGTTGAGCGTTTGACGCAGTTACAACTGGATGGGTTCGCCAAGGCGGTCCACGATTTAGATCCGGAGGAGATCTCGGCGGCGGCCAGGACGGCGTTTGAGACGCTGATCGGCGCCGCGGATGATAAAGCCGAAGGGTACGAGTGGTACCAGCAGTACAAACGGCTGGCCAGGCATCGCGTCCCATGGCGGGTGGCGGTGTATGTGGCCTGGGCGAGCGTCCCCAAGGCCAAGCGAGTCCCAAAAACTCAGGAAGCGCTGGCCAGGGATGTATTGGGACTGACGAGCGACCGGGTGCTGATCAGCCTGCGGCAAAAATACCCTGAAATCGATCTACTGATCGCTCAACTGCAAAGCAATGAGTTATTCGAGCACCGGGCGGAGATCTTCGAGGCCTTAATCGAGAGCGCATCCAGCCCCAACTACAAGAGTCACCAGGACCGCAAGATCGCCCTGGAGATGATGGGCGACTACAACCAGCGCATCCAGGTGGATGACCGGCGGGATCCGACCAATAAGGACCTCAAGCACGTCCCCGAGAGCGAACTGCGGAAATGGGCGGATGATGTGCAGGATGACGATCCGCTGGATGAGAGCGATCTGGAGGATGACGGGGAATGACAACCGCGATTGCCCGCAAGGATGCCCTGCGAGAGATTGCCATCCGCGAGCTGGCCAGACGGCACGTGATGGATTTTGCGTGCGCGATGCTGCCCTGGTACAAACGGGCTCGGCACCTGGAATACCTGGCGGAAAAACTGGAGCAGGTGGCGCTATACATCCGCACGGGGGGGAAAGAGGGGATCGGGCGGCTGATGGTGTTCATGCCTCCGCGGTATGGCAAGAGCCAGTTGATCAGCCAGATCTTCCCCGCCTGGCTGCTGGGAACGGACCCGGATTACCGGGTGATCTTGACCTCCTACGGAGCCAATCTTTCGCAGAAGGACAGCCGGGCTGTAAGAGATTTGATTTTATCGGACCGATATCGGGATATTTTCGGGAAAAACTCGCTGGCGGATGAGGTGGTGGAGATCTCGCCGGACAGCAAAAGCCAGAGCCACTGGGATCTGGCAGCTCCACATCGGGGCGGCCTGCTGGCGGCGGGTGTGGGAGGCGGCATCACCGGCCAGGGCGCCAATCTGTTTGGAATCGATGACCCGATCAAGGAGTGGGCGGATCTGATCAACCCGGAGTACATCAACAACCTGATCGACTGGTACCAGTCTGTGGCTTACACCCGGTTGGAACGCCCGGGCGGGGCCATCATCCTCACGCATACCAGGTGGTCGATGGATGACATGGCCGGACGGCTGTTGAAAATGATGGCCAACCAGGACCCGGACTTCGATCAGTGGGAGATCGTTTTTCTGCCGGCGCGGGCGCTGGATGAGGACCAGTATCCACTGGACGAGGAAAGCCAGCGCAAGGAGATGGCGAGGGGGATCTATCTGCCGGTTGGCGGTGATCAGTTGGGGCGTAAACCTGGTGAAGCGTTGTGGCCAGAGGGCCGGGATGACGAGGATGGTCTGCGGAAAGTGGAGAAGAACGTGACCCTGGAAAAATGGTGGCCCTTGTACCAACAGGTACCGGGCGAGGCAGTGGGTGGGTTCTTCATGCAGAGCGATTTTATTGTGATCGATCCTTCGATGCGACCGGTCGGGGTGCAGTGGTACCGGTATATCGATCTGGCGCTGGGGCGGACAGTAAAAAGCGATTGGAACGCCTGCCTGGCCGGGGCGCTGGTTGGGATGGACCTGATCGGCAGGGATATGATCCGCGTGCGGGAGTTGAACCATTTTCTGGCAGTTATCAAGAACTGGATGCTTTCCCCTGAAGAACAGGGCACGATTTGGGGGGTTGAGGACGTCGCCTTCCAGGTGCTGGTATGGCAGGAGTTTATGAAGGATCCACAACTAGCTGGGGTGGCTATGGTCCCGGTCAAACCAGTGGGGGACAAAATGACGCGGGCGCTGCCGGCGCAGACCAGAGCCAGACAGGGGCATGTGAAGCTAATCAACGGACCTTGGGTACAAACATTCCTGGATGAAGTGATTCGATTTGGTGTTTCCGGGCATGATGACCAGGTGGATACGATGTCGGGGGTGCTGCAGATGATTTCGGTACCCAAGAGCACAAGATTGACATTTGCGGTGGCGAAGAGCCAGCCGGAGGGAGTGAGTTATGGGACTGCTGGATAGAGTGGCGGCGGCACTGGGCGAGGCAGCCCACACGTACGAGGTAGCCAGGCGGGCAGGCCCGGCCAGGCGCCCCGGTCTCCTGACGGATATGGCGGAGGGGGAACGCTGGAAGGGCGGAGATTTCGGGGAGCGCGAAACCGCCGAACGGCGGGCCCTCACGGTGAGCTGGGTTTTTATTGCGATAGATTTTATTGCGCGGGAGCTGCTCACCTCTCAAGCGGAGATGTATCTGCAGGGTGGGGATGATGATCTGCTGGTCAGGAATCATCCATTTACGCAGATCCTGGCGAACCCCAACCCGCACATGGACGGGGCATTCCTGCAGATGTTCACGAGCCTGTGGCAGGAACTGGACGGGAGCGCGTACTGGTTCCTGGCGACGGATGTAGCCGGGCAACTGGCGGAGATCTGGCCGCTGCCGGCGAGGTATGTCAAGCCTATCCCAGGGGATAAAGATCGGTTTGTGGACCATTACGAGTATCAACAGCACGGGCGGATCTTCAGGATCCCGTACGAGTACATCTGCCACATGCGCTACCCGCATCCGTTCAACATTTTCGATGGGATGAGCCGGCTGACGGCCGGGATGATGGCCGCGGACGCGGACCTGGCGATGGCCCGCTGGAACGGGGCATTTTTCGGGTCTGACAATGTAATGCCAAGCGTCCATATCAACCTTGCGAGCGGCAATGCGCAGGCACCCATCGACCCGGCGGATGTGCGGGCGCTCAAGGATGAGCTGGAGGATGATTATTCCGCTTACAGGCGAAAAACGCTGATCACCAACGCCCAGGACGTGTCATTTAACATGATGGGTTACAGCCAGCATGACATGGATTTTCTGGGCGGCAGGGAGCTAACGAAAAAGGAGATCTTCCTGATCTTCGGGATCCCGCCGGGCATGCTGGACGTATCCGCGACCGAGGCCAACGCGACAGTGGCGGACGCGATTTTCAAGGAAAAAAAGCTGTGGCCGCTCTTGCTCCTGAGGCAGGGCCAGATCAACAACCAGATCATCCGGCGGTTTTATGGGGATGGTTGGTTGTTGAAGTACAAGGATATCCGGCCGCGGAATAGGACCCAAGACATTCAGGAGGTCGCGCAGATCGGGGCGTACCTGACCATCGATGAGGTGCGGGCGAAGTATTACAACCTTCCGGCGCTGCCGGCAGGACGCGGTGAGAAGACGTCCCAGGAGATCAACCTGTCGAGCGCGATGTCAGCCAACCCGGCGCTGATGGTTCCCAGCACAGAGACGCATGTCCCCGAAGGATCAGTCGATCCGGAAAAAGGTGGAGCTGCACTGCCAGCTCCCCAGGCAGAGGTCAAAACAATTTTCGCCACGGGCGCCACTGAGACGGCGGAGATAAAAACCCCGGATGGGGAGTTGAAGCTGTGGAGGAACAAGGCGATTAAGGGACTGGCCAATGGCAAGGGGGCGGGGGTGAAGTTTGAAACAGAGGCCATCGATGAGGAGCTGGCGGAGGAGATCCGCGGGGCGTTGGAGATGGCGGAAGTAAAGGCGGATGTAAAGGCAATTTTCGAGCTGGCGGAAAGATCCCCCCTACCCCCCTTACTAAGGGGGGCTAAGAGCACTGGCATCGATGGCGCGCAGATAGGGGCGAATGCGATTGCCGCTGTGAGGAGTTGGCGGCCATGGTCTGAGTATGAGGCGAGGCTGATGGATACCTTGCAAGCGGGGCTGCAGGACCAGGCCAAACGGATCATCGAGGAGATGCGCAAATCGGATCCACAGGCGATGCTGATGGATGATGAGCTGTGGGGGCGGTTTGAGCGGGATCTGCTGCACGACATGGAGGGGGATCTGACCCAGCTGGCGCGGTCCACTGTCAGCCGGGTACAACTGGCGCAGGGACCAGTGGCGCCGGGGATGGAGATCAACTGGGGGTTGGCCAACCAAAACGCCGTGGACTGGGCCCGGTCGGATGCGGCGAGCAAAGTTAAGAAAATCAACGAAACCACCCGACAGGCGATCCGGGATGAGGTGAGTGACTGGTCCAAGCAGGGTGGGACGCTGGATGATCTGACCGCGCGGATCGAGGGCATGACAGACGGAAGCGGCAACCCGGTTTTTGATCGCCGGCGGGCGCAACTGATCGCATCCACGGAGGCGACGGACACCTACGCGGCGGCCAACAATCAGGCCTGGCAGGCGGCGGGGTACGCGCCGGCAGCATTTCGGCCGGCAGCTCATCCGGGTTGCCGTTGTTACCTGCGGCCGATGACCCTCAAAGACGGTACCAAGGTGATGGTCTGGAATACCGCCAGGGACGAGTTGGTCTGCAAAAAGCCGATCACCACTCCCTGGGGGCAGGTGGAAGGATGCGGCGGACTCAACGGAGTAGCCGTCTCAGAGGGACCGCATATGGGAGAACAGGTGGCGTAATGCCGACAATCTCGAAGGATGCGGCAATGGCGGAACTGGAGCGGATCGTGGCCGATCTGCCATCCATGACCATGGATGCGGCAGAGACGGCCATGAACGACGCCATGCTTTTCCTCCTCGAGAAGGTGCCCGGCTACCCGGAAGCGCGCGAGGATCAGGGTTACCGCCGGACAGGAACGCTGGGACGGACCATCACGACCGGGGTGGACCGATACGAGGGCATGATCACCGGCCAACTGGGGACCAACACACCCTACGCTCCCTGGGTTATTGGAGCGGACTACCCGGGCGAGCTGGTGGGCGATGAGATGAAGTACCAGGCGCAGGTCCACAAGGGCAGGTGGTGGCAGTTGGGGGACATCTACGAGGACAACGTGGATGGGGCCTGGCTGATCTTCGAGGAGAAATTCTGGAAGGACCTCAAAAAGAGGATCCAGGAAGCGAATTAAACCCTTTTCACCACAGAGGACACAGAAGATGCAGAGGGTTTTGAGGAGGAATGAGAGATGACTGTCAAAAACGCATTGAAGGCGCTGAAGAAAACAGACACCGAGCTGCGGGTGGGAAATTATATATTGCTGTTTGGCCAGCGGGATCTGGAGTGGCTACGAAGCGGACGCAATCCGGATGGATCGCGGGGAGAATATTTTTCTCCTTCGGTCCAGGTGGATAGCGAATACACGGCTAAAGGGTTGCTGCCCGTGAATTTCGAGCACGGAGCGGACCCGGATGGTATAGGGGTTAAGGGCGCCATCCTGGGGGCGGTGGATTGGTCCACGGCCAGGCGGGATGAGAAGGGGATTTTTGTGGAGCGGGTGCTGGACCGCCGGCAGAAGTATGTCCAGTTCCTGGAGGACCTCATCGACGCGGGCCTGATCGGCACGAGCAGCGAGGCGGTCAGCCAGGGGATCCAGCGCAAGTCAACAGGAGAGATTACGCGGTGGCCACTGATGGGCGATGCCCTGACGGTAATGCCGTGCGATCCACATATGCTGACGGGCAACCAACTGGCGGCCGTCAAAGCATTAAGTCAGGAATTCCCAGCGGTGAAGAGCCTGCTGGATATGTTTTCCGAGCAACCCACCGCCCAGAGCGGCGGCACAGGTCCGCAACCCACAGGTGATGCTGAAGGTGGTCCACGATCACGAGGCATCACGGGAGCGGGCGCCGGCCGGACGGCAGGGGGGAAATCAATTCAGATAGGAGCAAAGAACATGAACGTGCTTGAAGCAATTAAAAAATTGATCCCAGGGCTGAAACCGGATCAGTACGAAGCCATTGCCACCATCCTGGGGCTGGCGGGGATGGAAGTTCCTGCCGTTCCAGGCGCGGATCCGGCCGCAAGCATCGATCCGGGCAAGGAACCGATGAAGTCCATCGACCTGGCAAAAATCGCCGATGGTCTGAAAGCGATGGGTTTCAAGTTCGAGACCCCAAAAGCGGAAGTGGAAAAGATGGCCAAGAGTCTGGCCGAGATGGGGTTCAAAGTCGAAAGTCCGATGGCCAACAGTCACCCGGTCTACGACTGGTCCGACCCGGACAACTCCAAACCCGCCAAAGGTGAGGACGACGACCCAGCCAAGAAATCAATCGATGCGGCCTATATGATGCGCTACAGCGGGCAGGACCAGGAACGCGAAGCGCGGGATGCCATTCTGGCGGGCGTGGTCGGACGGGATTACAAATCCATCCTGCAAGCGCAGATGTACGCGTTCAATAAGTACCTTCGCGGTGGGGAAGCCAACCTGGATGCCAATGACCGGAAAGCCCTGCGCATGCAGATCTTCGCGGCCAAATCGATCATGGGGATGGCGCTCGGGTATGACGCACCGGCCATCAAAGCGACCCAGATAGAAGCCCAGGGCGAACTGGTCGGCTTTGCAGTCCCGTCCATTGCGCAAGAACAGATCCTCACCCGCAAACCGGGCCGGACTGCTGTCCGCGGTAATGGCGCGCAGATCATCACCCTCGCGCGCGGCAACTCAACCGAAATCCCGGTATACCGGGGTAACAGCAAATATTACCAGGGCCTGCTGCGCGGCGAATGGGGAAATGAAACCAAGAACCCGTCAGAAAAGAATTACAAACTGGACAACGTCCAGGCGATGCTGCATGTCTACACCTACAAAGTCAAAATGTCGCAATCGACAGTTGAAGACACCGTCAACCTGGTGGAGATCGTTACCTCTGATATCGCCAGCACCCGCGAAATCGACCAGGATTTCACCTTCGTCACCGGCGACGGGGTGGGTAAACCCCTCGGCCTGCTGCCCAATGGCGCGAACTATCACGGTTTCAGCGAAGTTAAATCCGGGTCCAATACCACCATCCTCTCAAGCGGGGTGAAGGCAATGAAACGCGGCCTGCCCAGCCAGTACAGGGAGAATGGCGTTTTTGTTGCCAATTCGGATACCTACGGGGTGATTGAACAGTTGACCTCCACCGATGGCAAGTTCATCTATGAAGATCTCACAGAGAAAGAAACTTTGCTGAACAAAAAGACCTTCGAATGCGGCGCCATGCCGGATGTTGCCGGGGCGGCCTTCCCCATGTTGTTCTGTGACATGAGCGGTTACACCATCCTCGAGAAGCTGGGCATGACCATCCAGCGCTTCCAGGACAGCGGAACCGGTCCGAACCTGGTGGAATTCCACATCCGCGACCGCGTGGGCGGCCTGCCGAATCGCGAATATTTGTTCGCGGTGATGAAGATCTCCGCCTAATCGCGAATATTTGTTCGCGATCATGAAGATCTCCGCCTAATGAAAACGTAATCCAATACCGGGAGCCAGACCGGCTCCCGGATTAAGAAAAAGGAGAATCAAATGTACAACCGTCTTTTCATGGAAGAACACAAACCGAAAGTGGTCGCCTCCGGGCGGGTCGCCATTGCTGTGGCCAAATATCCCGCATCCACCGGGTTCCAATCGGTGGTCGGCTACGAGAGCGTCGTGGTTGAAATTATGGCGCATGATCTCACCAGCGCCATCACGCTGCAGGTCCAGCAGGACACCAGTGCCACCCAGACAGCCGGCATCAAAAACCTCACTGGGGCTGTGGTTACCGTCCCCGCGGACGGCGATGACAAGATCTATACCATCGAGTTCCAGGTGAACGAGCTGGATATCAACAATGGGTACAAATACATCACCATCGATGCCAGTGGCGCAGCCGGATCGGATGATTACCTCACGATCCAGATCATCCTGCGTAATCCCACCAAGATGCCTGTCACCCAGGATGCCTCGGTGGCGCAGATGGTAAACGTGGTTGGATAAGACCGGAATTTGATCCATCGGGGGCAGGCAACTGCCCCCGGGAAAGCAGGTAATGATGAAAATCATAATTCTTGAGGCCGGGCGGTATAACGACCTCTTCCTGACGGCCAACGACTGTGAGCCAGGGCAGGTGCTGGAAACCCATGACTGGTATGGGGAAGAGCTGGTTAAAAAGGGCATCGCGGAAGAGATCCCTGGAACCGCACTGAAATCGAAGGCCCAGATGCCCAAGCGGACTGAGGTGGATATAACACCTTCCAGAAAAACCGGATCCACCTCCGCTGCGCCCAAGCCATCCTCGGCACCCAAGCCGACCTCCACACCCAAGCCAGCCGCGGCGGCGGTTCAGCAGCCACTGACAGTGGCTCCGATAGTTTCGGATGCCGAAAACTCCGCCAATATACAACCAACCGGAGAGGGAACACCAGCCGGAGAAAGTCAGGAAACCCAGGGCGATACCGGCGATGGCCAGGGAAACGAAAGCGAGACTGGTCAGGATGACACTGGCCCCTCTGACGGTGATGAGGGGCAGACTGAATGAACACCATAACGCTGCACCAGTTCAAGAACTACAAGGGGTTGGATCTGATCGATACCACCAGCGACATGCGGATGCTGGACACGATCCGGGCGGCCACGGCGGACATCGAACACTATAAACAGCGCCACTACGATCCACGGATCCAGACCCGCCGGTTGGAGATCCCCAGAACGGCCGGGAGCCTGTTTGGGGTATTCGACAGCTCGCTGGCGGTGGGATCCCCTAAGGAGCCAACGCTGCGCCTGGCAGATGACCTGCTGGAGGTAATCGAGCTAAAAAACGGCGACGGTTCGGTGATCCCCACTGGATCATATGAGCTGTTGCCGGCTGGCAGCAGCCCGAGCTTCGGGGTCCGTTTGATAGGTGAGAGCTGGTGCGGCGGTGAGGATGACCGGATCGAGCTGACCGGGGTGTGGGGCACACATGAGGCGTATGAGAGCGCGTGGATGGACAGCCTGGATACGATCCAGGATATCGGCGGGATCTCGGCCAGTGCAACGGTGATGACTGTGGGCGATGCTGACGGCGCAGCCGGCGATCTGCAGTCTCCGCGGTTCCAGGTGGGGCAACTGATCCGCATGGACAGTGAGTATTGCCTGGCGCTGGGGGTGGATACATCGCACAACCAGGTGAGCCTGGCGAGACACCAAAATGGGTCCACAGCGGCAACGCATGCGGCGGGAACAAGCATCCAGATCTGGCGGCCACAGGCCAACGTGGTGACCGCCTGCCTGAGGCTGGCCGGCTGGCGCTGGTCGCAAAAGGACGTGGATAACTATGACAAGACCTACAACGTCGGGAGCGGGGTTGTGACCTACCCATCGGCGCTGCCGGCGGATGTAGTCCAACTGCTGGGCGCCAGGACGGGGAGGATCTGATGGCCGACACAATCACCATCACCACCAGCATCGCCGGGGGGATCCAGACAGTCGGCAGAGGGATCGCAGGGATCAAGACGGCTTTCGCCCTGGCACCCACCAACATTGACAGCAGCCAACTGCCGGCGCTGTACTCGTTCACCAGCTCTTCAACCATTGACACCGAAACGCTTGGGGATGGGGTGCCGCTGGTACGGCGGACCATGCGGGTGCAGGTGGCGGTCATCCCCATCGCGGAGGGGGACCCAACCCAGCGGGAAGCGAAATGCCGTCCGCTGATCGACGAGGCCATCGACCAATTCCTGGCATATCCCCAACTGGGGGGTGTGGCGGGGGTGCAACTGGCGGAACCGGTCTCGGACAGCGGGATCGTGGTCCTGCCGGAGTGGGGATCGAAATTCATTGGTTTTGAAATCCGGCTTGAAGTCAACTACGTTTTGAGCCGGACCTACAAGGAATAACGGAGGTAATTATGTCTGCAGCAAATGGAAAAATGTTCCCGGTGGGGACGCGCAGCGCGGTGGTTTTTGGGCTGAACGCGGCCGGCCTTCCGGATGCGACCAGCCCGACCACGCCGTATGAAGGTATCGCGTGGACCGGGCCCAAGGCGTTTTCTCTGACGGTGCCAGAGCCCAACAAAAAAGTGCATGTCGGGGCGGACCGCCCCCTGGCGGTGGATTTTCTGCCGCCGACCGACGCGGTGAGCGGTGAGCTGCGGGTCTCGGACAACCGCTATGACATCCATGCGCTTTTGACAGGGACTCTGGTCGGAACGCTGGGAGAGGCGGCGGAGATTGTCCACGGATCGAGCAAACAAGGCTTTGAGCCGCAGGTCGGCCTGGTTCTCACACAGCAGGCGCTCGATGCGGCGACTCAGCAGCGCCGCTGGCGGACCATCGTATTACCCAAGGCAATTGCCATCCCCCAGCCAGTCGGCATGGCGGACAGCCCGCAGGATGTGGTCTACAAACTGGCGCCGCAGGTAGCCAACGCGCGATTGTGGGGTGGCACCCTGGTGCTGGCCACAGATGGTTGCGAGACCGCCCAGGTGTTCGAGTACATGACCGAGGGGGTGATGAAAGTGGTGGCATGGAAGGGCAACGGTTCGGCGGTCACTTTCAGCTTCCCGGCCGGAGCACAGGCCAAGTCAGTAGCCAAGATCGCGACCTTCAAGAACGGTGTAGCCGTCTCTTCGGGGCTGACTCTGGCGACCAGCGGGGTGACCTTTGCGACCGCGCCAGCATCCGGGGACCTGGTGGTGGTGGTCTACGAGGTGGCGTGATGATTGAGCTTAAATCCAAAACTATCCAATTCCCAAAAGGGCAGGTGGGGGACCTGCCCGTTTCCATTACGGTCAAAGAGGCCAGTGTCCTGCAGGGGATGCGGCGCGAGATGCTGCGGATGCAGGCCTGGCAGCCGGCGGCGAAGGGGTCCACGGATCTGGTCGAGGAGGGATCCACGGATCTGGTTCCTGCAGAGCAGGATGAGGCGCGCCAGATGGTTCGGATGATCACCTACCCCGACTGCATGGCGGGCACGGTGGGGTACGAGGGGATGGATCCGCCGGATTTTGAGACTTTCTTGTCTCTGCCGGCAGCGATTGTCAACCCGTGGGTGGCAGCCGTGTACGATCTCAACCCGAGTTGGTCGGGAAAATCGGACTCGAGCAAGGACAAAAAACAAAAAAAGTGATGCGCTCCGGGTGAAGATCGCGGCTTTTGTGGCCGGTGGGGATGACGGAGACGGGCCGAACACCCTGGAGCTGCATGACCCGGAGTTGAGCTGGCAGATCTGGACCAGGATGGAGGCGACCGGGGGCAAGCATCTACCCTACCCGGGCGCGCTGTTGGACCAACCGGACTGGCTGATGCAGGACCTGTTTACCATCACGGGTGAGGCCCGAAGGCGGGAGAAGGAACAGAAAAAAGATGGCTGACGAAAAATTACTCAAAATCAAGCTGCAGTACGAGCAGGACGCGGCCTCGCTGGGCAAGACCCAAAAATCGACCAAGGAGATTGGCGACGACCTGGACAAGGCCAAAACCAAGGCGGACGGGTTCTCTAAATCGACCAAGGGGATTGGCGATTCCGCTGATCAGGCCAAGCGCAAAATCAACGAGATGCGTGAACAGGCCGAGCGGATGCAGCAGGTGGGTATCACCATGGCGGCGGCCGGTGCGGCCATCCTCACCCCGATGGGTCTGGCGCTTAACAATTACATCCAAAACGCTGGCGAAGCAGAGCAATCAGCAAAAAGATGGAAAGAACAACAGGAACGGCTGAGCGTTGCCAGTCAGCGAGTTGGAAAGGTTATCGCAGATGAGGCGCTGCCATATTTGGAGAAAGCCGCCGACCTGGCTGAAAAAGCGGCCAAGTTCGCCGAAGAACACCCCGAGGCGGTGAAGGCGGTCGGCACCATTGGAGTGACCCTGGCGGCCGCGGGGACGCTGGTGACCGGTGTGGCGCAGATCCAGCGGACCATCACTTCCATCCAGAGCCTGTTTGGCACCGGTGGGTTATTGGCCGGAGCGGGGGCGAAGGTGAGCGGGATCGGTGAGGGGCTGCTGGGCTTTGCCGGATCCACTGCGGGAGCTGTGGCGGGCGGGTTTGGCATTGGCTTGGCGGGCTACCAGGGGATAGCCAACAGCGATTACGGCCGTCAGCATGGTTTCGCCAACCTGCAGGAAATGGCGACTGTGGCCGCCTATTATGTGGGAAATCTCACAGGAAAAGGTAATGAATGGGCGAGGGCAGTGGGTCTATGGACGCATGCCATCGAAGACAACAAGAAAAAAGTGGAAGAGGCTAAGAGCGCTCAAAATACCCCTACCACCGGGCAACTCGGGATTTACCTGAATTACATCAAATCGGAGAGTGAAGCGGCGAGCAAATATCAAGAACAGATCTCGTCGATCAAGGGGAATTACTCCGCGCAGCGAGCGCAGGAAGCCGCCGATTATGCCAGACAACAGGATCAAAACAGTCGAAATTTCACGCAGAATGAGGCGCGAACTCTGGCGGAATTCAATCGACAGACGGCCAAAAGCGCAGCCGATTTCAGCAAATCTGAAGCGGAGACGGAAGTGCAGTACTACCAGAACCGGCTCGAGAGCGCGAAAACCTACGGGCTGGAGGTCCAGCGGATGGAAGAGGACCACCAGCGCGAAATGCGAAAGCTGCAGGCCGATCACCAGGCGAGCCTGGAAGATCTGGCGGCCAACCGGGATGCGCTGGGAATTGTGCGCGAGATGCGGTCCTACGAGCGCAGCCGGCGGGACGCGGAGAGCCAGTACAACCTGGAGCTGGGCCGGAAGCGGAGCGATTTTGCACGGAGCCAGGCCGAACAGGAAGCTCAATTTGTGGCCCAACGGGCGCAGCGGATGGCTGATTTTCAGGCGCAACTGACCGAAAGGCAACAGGACGCGGAGATCCAACGGCAGCAGCGCCTGCAGGACTACAACCAACAGCAGGCGGACGCCCAGGCGCAGTACAACCTGCAGCGCTCGCGGGCAGCCGCGGCCATGAAGCAGCAATTGGCGGACCTGGCGAAGGACTACAACGATCAGCGCAACCAGCGCCGGCAGGCCCTGGTGAGCCAGCTCACGGACACCCTGGACGCGCTGACACAGGAGAACCTCCTCAGGAAGCAGTTTGATGCCGAAACATTGGCTAGGGTCACGTCTATGATCCGAGCCATTGAGAAGGGTACTCCTCTTCCATCGAGGGCATCCGGCGGGTATGTGGGGGCGGGGATCTACGAGATGCATGACCATGAGTACGTTCTCAAGCGGGATCTCACCCTGGCAGCCGAACGGGCGACCAATGGCAGTTTGACGAATGACAAGCTGATGGCCTTGATCGCACGCGGGAGCGGGGCGGGGAGTGTAGAGGGCGGGCGCGGATCGGTGACATGGAACGATCACCGGCGATTTGATAGCTCGCTCAGCGCGGCCGACCGGCGAGCCATCCGCCAGGATACCCAGAGCGTGCTCGAGGAGGCATTCGGATGAGCCTGTACAGTTTTGAGATCGGATTGACCCAGGGGGGCATGACCAACCTGGAGGCGCTGGCCACCAAAGTTACTCCTCCAGCCTGGACCTACCAGGTGTACTCGGAGGAGGTGGAGCTGGGAGACGGGTCGATGTTGGGCAGCGGGTGGCCAACGGCGGAATGGCACTGGGGTTTCATCAAAAAAGCTGAGAAAGAGATGCTGCGAACCTTCTGCCCGGGCAAGAGCGCGGAGGTGTACATCAAGACCTACAAACCGGACCGGACCAGCGCGGTATTCAAGGCGATCATGGTGTGGCCACAGGCGGAGGATGATTACGCGGAGCGGACATTGAGCTTTGTGATCACCTTCAGGCGACTGGAGGTAGCAGCATGACACGGGCGGTAACCGATGGAGAAAAGGCCAAACTGCGAAGCGGGGGACAGTGGTCCCAGCTCGGGCTCGCGGTGTGGAAACCGAGCGTTATCTACAGCGCGCGGGTCAACCAGGTGATCGACAGCACGGACGGGATGATCCAGATCACCTACGATCAGGGCAGCGGCACGCTGGCGGATGTGCTGGAGGGGATGACGCTGTGGATCGGCTCGAGCGCGGGGGCGTATGACAAGGGGATGGCGCGGATCCGCCAGGCGCCGATATCCACGGTGATATTTATCGGGGAGACGAGCGAGCTGGAGATCGCGGATGACGACTACCTCACGATCGTTAATCTGTTTGGCCTGTGGGCGAAACACCCCACGATCGCGGGGACAGTGGCATACATGGACGCCACCATCGCCTACAGCAACCAGCACAGCGTGAAGGACCCGGTGGTGCGGATGGGCCCGATCCTCGAGGTGCTGGAGCTGACGGGAGCGACGGCAAGCTCGCAGCGCACGGCGGAGACTAGCACCATCCTGGGGGAGGCGGTGAACGGGTGGAGCTGGTCCGCGCCGGGGGCAAGCGCGACGGCCAACCTGACCACGGCGACACCGACCATCACCTACAATGCCGCCGGCGATTACGTGGTGCACTGCACGTACACCACGGCGGCGGGGGCGAGCCACACGGAGCATCGGTACTGCAAGGTGTGGGACAAGACCCATCCGCTGATCAGCCGGTTCACCCTTGGAGACATCCGCGGGGAGAAGGATACCGGCGGATGGTCGTATTCGGTGGAGCTGTGGGCCGGGGCATCGATGGCGGAGATCCACGACCGGGCGCTGGCAGCGGTGGTGGGTGTAGGGGAACACTACGGGACTGACAAGATCTCGCTGGGACCGGTGGCAGGGTATGAGAATATTCTGTGCGTGGGATGGATCGCCGGCGAGAGCATCCGCCAGCACTGGAGCCGGAAATCGGTCACGTTTACAGTCCAGGGGCCGGGCTGGTGGATGGACCGGGTCTGCGAGTTCACGACCGGGGTGGAAATCACATCCTCCGGGTCTGATCCCACCGCCTGGACCAACATGAAAAATTTGACGGTGGATCTGGGGTTATGGCACCTGTTGAGGTGGCGGTCGACGGCGGCCGACATCCTGGATATCTGGCTGACAGGTGATACCAAGCTGGCGCCCTCGCTGGAAGGGGCGGCGGGGAGTTTGTGGTCGCAGATCGGCGCGTTCGCCTCTGACAGCATCCAGGCGGCGCCATGCTGCAACCGGTATGGCCAGCTCTTTGTGGAGGTGGATAGCCAGTTGCTGCCGGCGAGCGAGCGGAGCGGGATCCCGGTGGTACAGACCCTCGAAAAAGTGGACTGGCAGGGGGAGATCGAGTATGAGCGCGAGATCGTGGGGAGCTGCTCGATGCTGGAGATCTCGGGGGTGAGCTACGATGGAACGACTGCCACACCGATTTTTTCGCGGGCGCCAGGCAATACCTACGGGCGGTTTGGGCGGCCGGACAGCGTGGATAACCTGCTGTTCGGGGACCAGGCGCAGGCCAACGCCCTGGCGGGGGCAATGTACGCAGCGCGCAATAATGAGTGGCCGCTGATCCCGGTCCAACTGGCGGGCAATCATCGATTTTTCGACGTGTGCCCAAGGCAGTATGCGCAGATGAGTGTAGCCGCGGCGGATACCATCCGTGGGTTTGTGTGGACGAAACGCCTCATTCCAAGAACGATCACGATCAAATGGTCCGCAAAAAGCGGGAAATTGAATATGACGGTGGATTTTGAAGGCGAGACCATCCCCAAAACCGGGGTGACGGTGACACCGCCAGCGACACCGACGTACACCTATCCCACGGGCGGAGGCGGGGGGAGCGACTACCCGATCACGCCGACCGTGACCCTGCCGGTGATCGACCTCCCGGACTGGAGCATCCCTGACGCGGGGCTGCCCGGGCTGGCCTGCCGGACCAACGACGGGTACGCCGGCAATGGTCCGTTCAAGCTGTGGCCGGGCCAGAGCGCGATTGTGAGCGGGCTGTATACGAGCGGGATGCTGGCGAGCTGGGTGCGGCGGAAAACGGCGACCTATAAGTCGTATGTGCTGATCGACGCCCTATGGGAGACAGGGGAGAGCACCAGCGGGCCCTGGGGCGCGCAGGCCGATAATGTGATCCCCTGCCGGGTGGTGGCAAACAATGGATTGGGGGTTGACCTGGAGGCCAGCGCGTACAGTTGGGTTCTGGACCCGGCAACGCACGGGGGCCACGGGATCCTCAAGGCGGAATTCCAGCCAACCAGCGGGTTCAACACCAGCTATTACTATCTATACATGGACAACCCGACCTGGATCTCGGACACGCTGGAGATCGACGGGGTGACGGCATCCATTTTCAACGCCGGCTCCAGCCTGGCGGCGTTTTATCAGCTTCAGAACCGCAAAATGTTCTACACCAACCCGCCGGGGGGGCTTTCGTCGACCTATTTCTCAAACAGCAACGGACACGCGGCATTTAAGGTGGTCAACAAGAGCAACCGCGGTCAGGGCAAGATCAATATTTATTACACTTCCACTCAGCTCAATGCCAATGACGGCGAATTTCCAACCCATAGCAACGGGAACCTGGTTGTTCATCCGAATACTCTTTATCAGCCATCAATCGGGGAAATGGGCTTGAATTTCTGGTTTGAGGGTACCGATGTAGTCACCGGATCAGGATCACTGATCCGCACATCCAACCCGTGGAACATTGGAACGGAATACCTAACTGTTGAAGAGGGTCCTCATAATATCCAGGGGATGGCGCATGTGAACTACAAAAACGGGTGGAGCTGGGAGATCACCAAGATCGGCTGGCAGCCCTATTCGGGTGGATCGTACGGGACCGAGGAGGTACTTTTCGGGAACGGTTCAGGCTTCCGGCGGGTTCAGATCCAGGATATGAGCGTGTATAACGTCTGCGCCAAGGAGTAGAAATGGCTAACACCCGATACAAAGTCAAAAAGGCAATGGCGAAAAAGGCAGATCTGACCCGGGAACTGATCGGGCGGACAGGCAACGCATCCGGGATAGTCCAGGCGCCAGGCACGACCAACATGATCTACGTGCGGGTGGGCGGATCCACGATGAAGGTGATCAACGACCTGGTGCCGCTGATCCCGGATCAGGAAGTGGTGATCTCCCAGGAGAAGGATGGGTGGCGGGTGAAGGGCACCCGGGCACAACGGAGCGGCGGGGGAACGCCAACATCCATCCCGCACGGGGAAACGCACGAGCTGTACGGCAGCGATGAGGTGGCCATCGACCTGAGGCAGATCACCAACCTGCGGGTGCGGCCGGTGCGGGGAACGCTGACGGTGACTGTGGGGCGGGGGGTGATCGTGATCAGGGGCGGGGCAAAGGTGGTGATCCCGTCCTCGCCGGTGGATTTGAGCGGGCACGTCCCCACAACGACGGGGAAGAGCCGGTGGGTGCTGGTGAGCGTCTCGCCGGCGGGAGAGATCACCCTGACAGACGGTGCGGATTTCGACACGTCGGCCACCGATCTGACGACCATCCCGGCCAAACCGGCCGGCCACAAGCGTCTGGCGGCCATCCGGATGTACTACGGGCAGACGGTGATCACCGAAAACCGGCTGGCGACGGATGTGATCGACCTGCGGTTCGAGGAAGCGGAACCGCACAAAACCGAGCACCAGGCGGGCGGGGCGGATGAGATCTCGGTGGCGGGGTTGAGCGGGGTGCTGGCGACCCGGCAGGATGCGGACAAACTGCAGGGAAGAACCGTGGCGAGTACGGCGCCATCCACGGGGCAGGCGATAGTGTGGAACGGCTCGAACTGGGTGCCTGGAACCATGCCTGGTAGTGTGACTGTGGAAGAGGTGGATGGGACGCCTTCGGTGGCGGCGAGTAAGATTAAACTTCCCAACGGATCGGTGACCGACAATGGGGACGGGTCGGTTACGATTTCCATCGCCGGATCCGGGGATGTCAGCGGGCCGTCGTCCGCGGTGGATGGGCACCTGGCGGTGTTCGATGGCGCATCCGGGAAAGTGTTGAAGGACGGCGGAGTAGTACCGACCCTGTTGCCTCTGGATGTGCCTCCGTCCTCGCCGTCCACGTATGACGACGAATTTAACGGAACCTCACTGGATGCAAAATGGACCTGTCCGCTGTCAAGCGGCGCTGACTTGGGGGTATCCACAACCTTGAGCGGCGGGTGGATGTTCATGGAGCCATCCACGACAGGGACAGCGAGCACGGGGAAACGAGCGTTTGGGATGCGGCAAAATTCCCCAACCGGGTCGTTCACGGTGATGGCAAAAATCGCCAACGACCTCAAACCGGATGATGTGAGGTGCGGGATCCTGGTGGCGAGGACGACGGCGACAGCCTGGGCAGTGGTCAGCGGATTGGATTATCCGGCCAGCGGCAAAGGAGCCCAGGCAATCGGGATAGGATCATACAGTGAGACAGCCGATTGCGGGGCCTATGATAACTGGTATCAGCAAGTCGCTGGTCATCCAGAGCATGCGCTCTGGGTTAAGTGCGTCTGGGATTCGTCGGCGGGGTCCCTGAAATTCTATTATTCGATGAATGGCGTGCACTGGGCGCCGTCCTGGGTAAGCAGGACCGGGTTATCTCAGCCTGATCGCATCGGGATCATCATGTATGCCAACAACGCCAACACGGTTGCCGACCACAGGATCGGCGTCGATTGGTTCAGGGTGACAACACCGTAAAGGAGAGAAAAAATGAATTACCCATTTTCGGGGACTTACCCCATCACACAAAAATTTGGAGTTGGATCAGGATACTCCACCACCTGCAGGAAGGATGGTACTCATAACGGGCTCGACTTCGGGGTGCCTGAGGGTACACCGATCCTTGCAATTGAAGACGGTACGATTATCCTGGCTGGACCTGACAGTGGTTACAAAGGTGGGTATGGCCAGCATGTGCGAACAAAAAACAGCAAGGGCGGCGGGGTTATCTATGGCCACATGAAACGTCTGGACGTGAAAGCCGGCCAAATCGTAAAGGCAGGGGATAAGCTGGGGATCAGCGGCAACACGGGCTGGTCCACTGGTCCACACCTCCACCTGGAGATCCGCACGGACATCACCAGGTGTAATACATGCGTGGATCCATTGCCATTGCTGACCGGGCAGGCTGTAACGCCGGTGACAACGGATGATCCGCCCACGGTGGGGGATGCTGTGGCGGTCGGATCTTTCAACGTGAGGTTATCCCCATCGATGGCCGGCCGGATTATCGGGCAGCTATCAGATGGAGACGCGGTGGCATATGGGTGCGGACAGACCGTCCAGGTGGATGACCATACCTGGCAGCCGATTGTGGTTTATGTAGCTGCCGAAGGGCTCAAAGGGAGGTGATGCCTATGATTGCGGAGAGCTGACATAAGGACAGGAAACCAGTAAACGCTTACGATCAAAAATCCCTGAGAGATCAGGGATTTTTTTTGATCAGGACCGGGATCTGGATGGGGATGGACGCAGTCCGCCGTTTGCGTTTTGGGAGGCGGAAGAGGAATGTTAATTTAGTGCTGGGCAGTGTGTCTCGATGGGGGCAC